TCATATCGCTTTTTTCCTTTTAATCAGCACACTGAACGGCTTGCCGGAGACCATTTCGGCTATTCGCATCGCGGTCCAAACAATACTGAATATCGCGGCAATGGCGGGCAATACTTGAAAGAACGCCCCGAACGCAGTGAATAGTGAGGCAATATCAAGAGCAGTTTTAGTTTGTTCAGCAGTATGTGTCATATCAGCATTTCCACGCCCGGAGGCTTTTATTGATACGGGAGTTCGGGTCGCTGGCGGTCTTCTTCGAGGTAAGTTTCTTCTTCATACCCTTCATACGCGCGCAGAAGCTGTCTCTCCGAGGGCCTCCTTCGGGCTGCGGCGCTTTCAAGCCGGGCTTTCCGGGATTGGCGCGATTGTAAGAAGCCCTCCCCTTCGCGTTCAGCCCACCTTTGGGGTTCTTCCCTTCTTTTCTTTGCCATGCAGGTGACTTAGCCATAATTACCCGTAAAAGGCTGTTACAGAAACACCGCCCTCGTTTACGAGGTAGATCGAATTATCAAACAATATCCCCTCGCCCGGAAGCAGCACAAATTGTGCGCCCAATGTGCTATCTGGAATTGAAAGCGCCAACCGAGAAGTTCCGCCGCTACCATCGGTAAACGAAATCCCGTTTGTTCCTTCAGACCCAAGGGCGTAGACAGCTTTTAGGCGGTAACGAGTAGCGACTATAGAGCCGCTTTCAGTTGATTGTACCGCTAGTACGTCAGTTTGCATTGACATATTGCTCTACCCGTAAAAAATAGTAATGTTGGGGGCATTTCCGCCGCTAATAAACAGGTACATACCGGTCTCAAACAGGATTCCCTCACCGGGAAATCGCAGTGTTTGACTGTCCCCATCACCTAAATCAAACGACAGCACGGGGTCTCCAGTCTCAGTAAGAGCGTCATAAAAGTCTATGAAGCACCCGTTATCCGCAGGCACCTCAAAATACAAACCTTTTAAGCGGTTACGTCCACCAATGAACAAGCCACTGGTAGATCGTGACGCCGCCTTTACATCGGTTTGCATACCCATGATACAGCCCTTCCTAGGTTAATTAGGAAGCGGAGATAGCAGCAAGGGTATCGCAGCGCAGCCAGTCAGTGCCATCAAAGAAAGCGATAACCGGGCTTCCGGCAGCGCCGTTCGAGAAGTACGCAATAGAGCCAGTGGTGGCGGAGGGAGCGGTAGCGACAGTGAAAACACCCAGATTTACCGGGCCGGAAAACGAAGTTTGGGCCATGATTGGCATCCTTTCGTGTAGTAGCACATCCCCACCACGTCTCTACTAAGTCTGCTGGGTCAGTCGTAGTGGGTCAATATTTCCCAGACTTGATGCTTTATAGCATCTTGTTTTTGGAGTGTCAATACAAAAGAGAACCCCCGCCGAAGCGGGGGTTCGTGGTCCAAGCTTACGCAGCTAAGACCTCTTAGTTCGAACCACTTGAGCCGAAGATGCCCAGCGGATCGGACCAGCCGAACGAATAACGCTCGCGGCTCTTATACCGGACGTTGCCCGTATCGAAGTCTCCGTCCATGCTGTTTTGCAGCGGGGTACGGACGAAGTGCTTCAGGCCGTTCGGTACGTCAGTGCAAAGGAACCAAGCGTTGGTATCGGTCAAGAAGTGATTGACACGATAGCCTTCCGGGATGGAGCCATTGCTCTTCAGCGCGTTGATGTCGTTGTCGGCGGTAGCCACACGCAGTTCCGTTTCCAGAAGACGCGTTGCAACGAACATCAGGGCCGGGGGAACGACCAGCTTACGCGGTTTGGCAGCGATCAGCAGGCCACGCTCGTCCGTCCAACCAGCGATCTGAATAACAGCGGCTTCCAGAGAAGTCTCATTCAGGTCGGCTTGGGTAGCGAACGTGTTGCTGTTGGTACCGCCAGAAACCAGCGGATGAGCCGTCGAACACAGAACAACGCCGTCACCACCAGTGTAGCCAGCGGTAAATGCGTTATTCAGGACAGCCGCACCTTTAACTTGCTTGGTGTAGGCCATCGCACGAGCGAGCGCTTTGGTATAACGCGACGACAGGGAGTCGTACAGGTTATCTTCCACGGCTTCTTCGGTGATCGAGAAGCCCAGCGCAATCGTTTCGTGGTTGTAACGGGCAGTCCAAGCTTCTTGCGCATTGTCATACGCAATCGCGTTACCCTCGTTTTTCACGGGGGCGGCGCTGAAGCCCGACAGCTTCGTTTCTTCCTCGAACGAACGCTCGGAACTTTCGGTTTCAAAAATCTCCTTATGCTCTTCGCCGTAACGAGCATATTCAAGACCAAACAGTGCGTTCAGTCCCGGGAGCAGTTCTTTGAGTAGCTGTGCGCGAGAAATTGCCATTATCTATTCTCCTTATACGCCGGTGGTGTTGTTGTACGTATGGGTGTTGATCTTGACGATCAGTTCCACATACGCATCCGACCCAGTGGCGGTCGCGGGCACAACGTCAACAATACGGATCGGCAGCGTGTTGGTCGTAGCCGTCGTGTCGTCAATCGCCTGCGCGGAGTCACCAGTGTTGGCATTGCCTGAATTCAGAACCACCGAGGTGTTCTGGCCAACAGCCGTACGGCCCAGCGAGGCAATCGTCGTGCCCGAAGACACAACCGCCACTTGGAACAGCGCACGGGGATCATCAACAACATAGGCCACAGCGTTGGTCACACCAGACGACGGAGCGTACTGGGCTTGAACGGTTTGACCCGATGAGTTGGTGTATTGAACGCCCACACAAACACCCAGTGCTTGCGGAGCAGCGGTACCGTCAGCAACAACTTTGCACTTGCCGCTTGACAGCATTTCGACGAGATCGCCGTTGTACATAGCGCCGGAGTCAATCGGCACTTGGCGAGTAGAACCCGCGTACGGTGTTCCACCAATGCTATTGATGGGTTTAAAACCGTAAGGGGCGCTAACAGTGGGATAAGCCATTGTTTATACTCCTAAAGTTATTTTGAGCCCTTACCAAAGGACACACCAGAACGCTTCTCATTGAAAAGCGGCATCCGAGCATCATTGGTCTTCATGAAATTGTTGTCCACGGCTTCCGTCTGTGATTCCGTTTGACGGTCAAACCACTCTTTACGAGCTTCGACCATCTCAGAAGGGGCCTTGCACAACACTAAGCCACCGATCTCAATACCGTCTTTGAAACGGCTGTTGGGATCAGAGCCCATGTACATCATTTCCGGGTGATCTGCGGCTTTCACCGGTACCCAGCCTTCACGCAACTTTGCGGACATATTCGTCGGGTCTGCTTGACCCATGATGCTAGTCCGAATCCAACGAAACGCCCAACCCGGTTGGGGATTTGGCGTAGGGAGTGTCTGCGGGGGAACCCATGCCGCACGGCGTTTGGTAGTTTCCCGAGTATCCGTATCACGAGCAGAACGATTTTCAGCCATTATTGTTCTCCAGTTTAATCATCTCTTTCGCATACTGTTCAGGAGTCAGACGAAACTTCTTCGCTAACGCCAGTTGAGTCTGCGTCAATCGCACTTTGTTTGGCGCGGTGCTGCGCGTTGCCGGAGCTACAACAGTAGCTGGTTTGCGAGGTTTTTCTTTAGCCCTCGATTGAGGCTGCTCTTCCGGCTCTTCTTCAGGCCCTTGGCCATCGAAATACTCCGGGAAGCGCTTTTTCATCGCCTCGTCTACTCGGCGGTAATACTCATCCGTTCTCGGATCGACACCTTGCCGGACTAGCTTTTGATGCAGACCAAGGGCGAGGCTAGTCATCTCCTCATCTACCCCAAACCATGTATTCTCCTTGCGCCAATTTTCGGCTTTCGGATCATAAACAGGCTGCGGTTCTTGCGTCTGTTGTTGGGTTTGTACAACAGTTTCCTCTTCTTGTAAAGGGGGTCTACGATATTGTGCTTCTTTGAGCTTGATCTTGGCATCGGTCAGAGCTTCCTGCGCAGCCGCAATCTTTACGGGGTCCCCTTCCTCGTAGGCGAGTTCCATCTGCTTCCTCGCACTAATGATCTCGAACTCCGCAGCTTTTGTAACCTCTTCGGAGAACGCCTTCTCACCAGCGCCAAGCTGCCCACGCAGTTTTTGAATCTCTGCATCGCGAACTTGTGCAATCCGC